GCCAAAAACAGTTAGATAGCGGTAGATGTCCCCCCATTCACGAGACTGTGCGCGTACACCTGGTGCACTCTCAAAAAGAAAGTTGTTGTTTTGCACAAGACGCACGAGCCAGAGTGTCATCATACGAACGACAACACCCCAAGTGGCGGGACTGCCACTGAAGACACGTGTATTACCTTCAGCGACCTTTTGAAAAGTTCGAGGTTCATCCTTGAGGCTGGCATTGAAAACAGGGTGACAGCGTTTACCCTGAGACGCAGCCTCTAGATTCTTTTGGATGATCTCCACAACATCTTTGTGGAAATCCATGCGATCTGTGGGTAGTCCATCTTCCATCTGGGGCGTCATGAAGAGCTTCTTCTTCTTATTCCAAGGAAAACCCATTGAAGTATTGCGGGGCATTTTATCAACGTATGCCACGCCTGGTTCACCATTAATGGCAACATCCATAGGTATCGGGTGCACCATTGACCAGTCTTCTTCAGTAAGATCACGCGTATAGTCTTCGAACATTGCGTCTTCGATCTCCTGCATGATGTCAGCGTCAAACACAGGTTTTGGTCCTACAAGGTCCTTCAGAGCTTTGTGCTTCGGGACCCAATGATCCTTTCCACTCATGAGTGGAGCAGCGTGTTTCAAAACCATTCCATGTTTTTCCAGCAGCAAATTGCTAGCAACACTAAGAACAACCTGTGAACGAGGATGGATGGAAGCGACAGGGAGAGTGCCATACACTCGCGCATTACCTTCAACGAAGCGCAGAGTGGATTTGGCGTGGAGAGGACCAACACAATCCTGGGGGTCCGCATCCGAAAGAGTCAGATGCGGAACACCAGGTTCGATGATGGGCATCTTTTGCTGATTCAACATGCGGTTCAGTGTGTCTTGAGTGACTAGAACAGCACCAGCAACACGGTCCTTACCAACGATGTGGATTCCTGCGATGAATGGTCCTTGAGCACTATTGGCTACTAGAACCGATCCACACATACCATTGAAGGTCTCAGTCTGCCGCAAGACTGTCTCATAGACGCAGAGAGTCTTTGAAACAG